TTTGGATCGCCCTTACCGTCGCGATATGGTCTTACTGCAATTGGCACTTCTTTTGTGCCACTACCAACCGGCGTGTACCCGCCGCCGTATCCTGGCGAGAAGTCCAGCTCGTGTCCATAATCGCCGCCGCGCCAAACGTAAAATGGGTTGTCTCTGTCTCCAGTCAGCCAAATACGCCCATTGATCACATCACCGCGCGTGGCTTTTGGACCGGCAGTGTTGTTGTCTTTCGGCAGCGGTATAGATACGTCAAGACTGCGCGAGCCATTATCGATAAACGCTGTCTGATCCATAGGTAGAGCGGCCGCCAGACGGTACAACGTTGGGTCGCCTCCGCCGTCCACACCGATACCACAATAAATGTTCCATGACTTCGCTTCTGTGCTGTCTGGGCGTTTAATAGATAAACTCTGTTTCTCACTATTCCACATGTCTCGGTCTGTAGATATTGTTGTAGAGAGTAATGGCGAGCCTGCTGTCTCACCCACTGTAGAATTGAAAGTAACTGCATAAAATACCTTGAACCCAGTACCGGTTAACCCTGTATTCTTATCCAGTATTGGCACTGTTGGGTCGGCTATCTTCTGAAACGCTACAATTTTCATAGCAGAAATATCTAGGTAGCTTAGCGTATCTTCGCCATTCATAATCAGCAGATTGCCTCTTATCTGCTTGAAATGCCCGCGGGCAGATTCATGATACTCTTTGCCGTCAATTACTCGCCAGGCAGCATCTTCACCTTTGGCAATGCATAATTTTGTCTTATCGTTGATCCGCTGGAGGCAAGCTAGCCAATTTATTGAGCCTTTATTAGTCGTACTACGAAACTCTGCTAACTCGCCCAATACTTTACCCAATGGCTGCGGACCGTATTTCGCTGTACCACACCTGGATGTAATAACCGAATCCTGATCCAGAATCATATTTTCAGATGATCGCAAACCTCTTAGCGGCGAACGTCCGTCATCAAAGGCTGTTACTACGCCGTTTTCCCAATCTTGAACTACCAAACGCTGTATCTTTGGTGATTTCGTGTTTTGGGTTGGCTTCAGCATATATCAGACACTCCTGGTATCGTGTGTAGCGGTCGATAGCTTGCTTGAGCACCATTGTTTTCAATCATCTTCTGCATCAGCTGATTTGCCTCTTCAATGAGGTTGCCGTATTGATTTTGTAGAAGAATGTCGTTACGGGCATACTCAGCTGCGCACATTGTTACTAGCCACATTGGATTGTCTACTGGGATAGTACTGCCAGCTCCAGTGAGCAATGACGCTTTTAAGTAGACGGGTATTTCAATCTCCCCGCCCAGCATTGGATCGTCATTTCTAATGGGGTCGATAAACACCAATTTATTACCAGCAATGGTGCAGCAGTTTTGCCCCTTGTACATCCCTGCTTGTTCCGGTGGGACCGTAGTATACTCGCGCTCCCGCCCATCTTTTTTGACTTTGATAGTATCGCCTAGTACGTCGCTTACTTTTGCCACCTTGGTCATATCAATGGCGTATGCTTGATCTGTCGATAAAGTGTCGATCGTGTATGCTGGATCGTATAAGGATTGCCAATCAACATTTGGCTCGCTTTGCCATACAGGAATATACATATTAGCGATACCTACTATCTTTTGGTATTTCTTATCGGTGTCTGGTAGGTTTCGTACTTTACCAGTAGCTTTCAGTATGACGGCTGATACGAGTTGTCTAGTGTTCATAGCGTTTTTCTAAATTAAAAACACGGAGCCGGCTTATTATTGCCAGACGCTCCGTGTTTTTCAGGTCACGCTGTTTTCTTACTCACTATTATAGCATAAACTTGATAGTTATGCTCGTGCTTTCGTAGTACGGACTCGTGGTTTTTTACTGCTATTTCCACCGTTCCATTGCTTCAGAGCAGCATTTACCTGTTTTTGAGTGTTCATCCTACTGATTAAGCTTTTACCTATCTGGTCAATGCTCCTACCGCTACCCGACGTCTTATTTGCTCTTGGCGCGGCTGAAGACAGGCTGTTGATACTTTTAACCGCCGCTGATATCAATGGCGACGCCGTTGACACACCGCTCCTGCCCCTGCCGCGTCCAGAACCGCCCCGTCCGCTTCCGCTGCCGCCAGAACCCTCTTTGGTGATTCTGTTACCATCGACATCAAACTCAGCAGCATTGAGGGCTTTTGCTTCCTGCTTGGTAATGTATCCCTCGGCTTTCAATTTATTGACGATGCCATTCTTGGCAAACATCTGGCCGACAATACTCTTACGCCTTCCGTTTGTAAGCGCTTGCATCAGCTCTTCATGGGATGATTCTTGTGCCTTCTGACGCCAGTAATTATCCATCAAGCTAACCTCCTTGTGCGTTGTCATTGCACCATACTCGATTTGCTCTTTACTGTAACCAGATTCTTTATGGTAGCGCTCCTTTGCCCAATCTGGCAGGTCTTTATGTTTGCCCATGAGGATATCTACGGCGCTCTTTGCTTTGTCGTCTTTCTTCTCGCCATTTTCCAGTTTGTTGAGGATATCATTAGATGATTTGAACTCTTTTTTGAGAGTTGAGACATCGTCGATATTGTAGGCTTTCATCCAGTTAGAATAGGCTTCATCGCTTTCGCCTTGGCTTTCGGCAAGTTTTTTATAGACAGATCGCTCTACTTCACCGCTTTTACTGACGAGTAATCCGTCTTTGAACTGGTAATCGCCCTTTTTCAGTTTTTTCTTTATCGACAGTGCATCCTTTTTATTTAGCCCCTCCAAGTTTAGCTGTCCATCGGCTGTTTGCTGCTTAACTTGCTGGTTATTCTGGTTATTACTGCCTGGCATGTTTATCTGAATACCATCAGAGGCGTTTGCTGTTATACCGCCAAGTTTCAGCGCCTTCAGCCACGAGCTGTCGCCATTTTCTATTTGTACCGGCAGAATTGCATTTTTGCCAAACAGCGCCCCCTGAGTTAGATAAAATGGATTATCTTTTTCAAATTCAGCCTTCACCTCGCCATTGCCGTCTTTTGCTTCGCCAGAATGAGCAGCAGTCAAGCCCTGTATAGTTTTCTTCAGCTGATTTCCTGCTGGCAACTCGCTCAGCGCCCTGTACATGGCAGCTTTTGTCTTTGCGTCTGCTTTATCATCGTCGCCCTCTTCGCTTGCTGCGCCGGCTTCATCCAAGTTGCCTTTAATGCTGGCTGTCGTGCGGAGCAGACTGGCAATAGGTAGCGTACCGTCGTATCGACCCAAAGAGCTTTCCTTACCAAACAGTTTCTGGCGGTCTTCCCTTGTAGTAGCAGAGTTAACAATACCTGATACGATCGGAGTGGCGCTGATAGCTTCGCTGGATACCTTTTGTAGGGTTCGCCCCAGTTTAGCCTGCACTGACGCATCTTTATCGTCGTCATCCTCATCATTATCCATCCAATCAGCAATTATCTCTAGCAATGCGCCCATCGGATCAGCTCCTGGCTTATTGCCTGTCACCGCTTCCAGGACATTGTACATGATGGCCACGTTGACAAAGAATGCCACTTTTTGTTTGCCAGTCATCTGGTTCCAAACGTAACGGTTTTGCTGCGATACTTCGCGGCTAAACTGTAAGAACGACGCCATCCATAGCCGGTTGTAGGCGCGTGGAGTACTTATCTGGTCGCGCAGGGTTACCGTATCATTAATAAAGCGCTCTGCGTATCTTACGGCGTCTGCGTCGCTAAGTCCATTGTTGATTGCCTGATTATATTTAGCTAGGAAGGTGTACTCAATGACGTTTTTCTCGATAAACTCCATCGGAATGCCAGCGACCTTCATGGTTTTTTCAAACTTGGTATCGTCAGACAAGTTGTCTTCGGCATACCTGAGTGCTAATGCATTTGATTTTTGCAATATCGCCTCGCGGTTTTTGCGCTTAAATGCTTGAAGTAACGATTTTGCGTCGGTTGTTGCCAGCAGGGTTGGCATTGATGCTGTCTGCGCGATTGCTGAGTTTACGTTGCCGACAATCTTTGACAGGGCTGCCTGCTTCATTAGCCCGCGGGCTACTGTATCGGTAAACTTGCGCGCCAGACTTGGCTCTGTGTCAGTAACAGTTCGCTGGAATGGATCGGTCTTGCCAGCCAACCTGTTAGCATGCTCCTGAATGAATCCAACAAACTGTGTTAGTCCATTAGCACTGTCGGTCATCTGCTGCATAAACTCCACGTCTTGCAACATCTTGTCTAAACTATCTGCCATTTTGTTAGTTGCCTCTTTCAGGTTGCTGACGTCGTTTTTAGTTAAGCCCTGTGCGCCTAGCTTATCTATTTTCTTAATAGCCTTATGCAACTCTTTAACCCCGTCAATTTCGCGGCCGATTGCCCGCGATAGTCCATACAGCTTATTTCTCGCCTGGATTAGCTCTTCCTGGTTAATCTCGCCAACCTTAATTGATTTGTACAGCCCGTCTATTCTGTCAGCCAGCTTCTGTATACCATTCGTACCTTTACCAGCAAATTCTTGCCTCGCCTCGCTAGCGGCCCGTACCGCCACCTCTAGAGACCGGTTCATAGTGATAGCATCGGTCATGTGTATATTATGAAGAGCAATTTTACTATACTCCATTAATGGCGTGAATGGGTCGGTAGGTTTTACGTCGCCGACGCGCTGCATAGCAAACTGATTAAACTTCTGATTCGGCTTAAACAGTCCTGTGCGTCCCGCTAATTTAGCCGGCAATGACTTGCGCGATGCGGTTGGCAAGTCGCCAGCCGACATTAAGTTTTTAGCACCGTTGTACATTGCGGCGATTGCTCCCTTACTGGACTGTAATTCACCCAGATGCGTAATGTAGTCCTTCCGCTCCATGATTGGATCTTTGCCCAGTGCCACTCGAATCTCATTTTGTCGGATGAACAGGTTTTTGTATACCGCGCGCAGGAATCCATTGTATTGGTCAAGTGCCTCAGCGGCATCTTTACCGTAAACTTCTTCAAACGCATGCAGTCGTTCTTTATAGGACGGTACTTTCTCGCCGCGCGGCACGCGGGCAGGCTCAATCACGAAGACCGCGTCTTGCAATATCTGTCGTTTTAGAGGACCATGTTTTTTAGCTTGCTTTAGAAAATTTTTACGATAATCCTTTATCTTTTGGCCAATAGCATTACCTTCTTTAACTGCGGCAGCGTTAGCTTGACGCGGCAGTTCGGACATGATACTCATCAATGCCTCTTTCGTCTTGTTGACGCCGCTCTTAAAGTAGTTCAGACTGTTGCTGCGACGTAATGCGCCAGTTACGCGGTCGATGACACCCTCGGTCGTCCACGTCTGCCCAGCGCCAGACTTCATTTCTTTCAGCTGGCTAAAATCGATATCGCGCATATTCAGGTTCATCTTCTTTTTGCCAGCGTATATTGTCACGTTGCCTTCAGGTGTCATTTCGATGTAGTTACCCAGAATTTGCCCAGTTGCTGAATCGACCACTCGTCCGGATTCAATGTGGTGCTTATTCGGGTTAAATGTTACCAGCTTATCGCTTGGGCGGTACTCTTTCTTGTTGCCAGTCTTCATATAGCCGTCAAACGTACTCACCAATTCAGCGTTTATTCCCTTAGAGTTTTCGCGCCAAATATACTGGATAGCTAGTCCATCTTCGTATGCTCGCTTCGCTTCCTCATTGACAGTCTTATCCGATCTAATTTTATCGATGAATTTGTTTTGCAGCGGGGACGTCACTCTCACTGCTTCCTGCCCAGTCCTCTGCCATTTTCCGTGTATGTTTCGATATTCATAGAATGAATGGTATGCACCGTTTTCGTCTTTATAGATCATCTGACGCGTATTATGCGCAACTGTGTTAGAAGTAGTTGTAGGCGCTGGCACCGCATGCTCTGCACCTGGTAGCTTAATCTTCTCTTTGATGTTTGGCGCTATTTCGTCAATTGGACGTAAACGACCATTTTCGTCTAACATACTGCCGGCATGCGGATCGACTGTCAGGAATGCTCGCTCGCCGGTGATATCATAGCCCTTCTGTTCGGCTATTTTTGCAAACCGCTTCGCGACCGTTTTCTCATCAATACCGACTGCTAGGCTAGCATTATGTACGATATCTGCTATCTTATGACGCGGACCTTCATCCAGTCCTCGGACTAACACCTCGTCTAACGCCTGCTGTTTCTTTAGCTGTTCGTTATGTGCCTTTACTTCCTCTGCCTTCCGTTTTGCTTCCGCCTGTTTTTTGGCTTCCTCTGCGTGCCTGGCATTAACTATCTTCTGAGCCTCCTCGATAACATCCGGGTCTCTGCGCCACTCGGCCAGCTGCTCTTTACGTTCTCTTTCCGCTCTTCTGGCTTCAGCCACCCGGGTTACTTCATCGATGAATGAATCGATATCGTCATATCCCATCTCCTGGGCAACAGTATCGATATCTCGTTTGCCAGTGCGGCGCTTATATGCGGCTGGCAGGTCTTCTGTTAAGCTGCCTAGATAATGGCGCAAGTCATCAACATGCATGCGCGGTATGCTCCACTCTGAACCATTACTTCCCTGTATATCTGTGGCAGTATTTTCTAGGAATAGGTTTTCATCAATGTTTTCAAAGATGAAGTTATCGATAGCTTGACGCAACTCCTTAGTCATCTTTGGCTTAGGATTATCTTGGATGTCGTTAATGGTTTCTTGAAGTGGCTGTTGATGCTGTTGGCGGCGCTGTTTATCGGCTCTGTATTTATCCATAGCGTTGTTGAGGTTATCAATGGCGCTTGGCTTAGACTGATTTTGCGATTGGTCTAGTTTGTAACGGGGGTCGGTGTTGACATTTTGGGTGTTGTTTGCTACACTGTCTTCATTAGCCTCTCCGGGCCGTTTCGGACGTGAACTGGTCGGGACTTCACTGAAGTCTGCATCCAGCCCCTGGGAGCCAGAAGCCTGCGCTTGCCGTGGGCTTCTGCTTTTGTTGTAGTACGATACTATATAAAAGTCTCCGTTGGGCTTTTGCTCTAGCTCTACTGCCAAGATGTGCATATTATCCAGCTGCTTAGATAGCTCTATCTTTTCACCTCTGTACCCTTTTTGTCCTTTTACCTTGATGTTGTCTGGTTCTGCAAACACTAAAGGAATATCTGCAATGTCGGCGTCTGTTATTGGGTTAGCATCTTCTATGCCATAGCGCCCTTTACCGTCTAAATGTCCGCTATTTTTCATGTGCCTGACCGCGTTATCGGTAAGTACCAATTTAGCGTTACTACTGACGTTGAAGCCAGTTGCCTCAGAATACATCTGTGCCAACTCTGGTGTTATACGAGACATAATAGTCTTGCGCCGCCAACCGTTCTTTACCGAGTTGAAGCGAGCAATTGCATCTTTAGCACTTTCTGGGTTAATTTTATATGCAAGACTGTCCTCAACGCTACCTCTAGTTTGTGATGCTACGCCTCTAAATTTCCCCGTCTCCATTTGGTCGTACAATTGCTTAGCTAGATCAGCCTTGCCGGCAAATGAACGGATAGATTGCCACACACGCTCAAAATAGGCAATTATCTCACCTGGAATGTGTAGCCTTCTACCGAGTATGTTTATATCTATGCCTTTCGCACGCGCCCTAGCATATTCCATAAAGCCATCGGCTAGTTTCTCTTCCGCAGCTATCTTAATGCCTTGCTCGTCTAGCTTTATATCATAACCCTTGCGCCGGTATTCGGTTACGAGATTTTCTGCACCATTGGTTTTGACAATATAATCTATGGCGCTGTTCCTGGCTCTATCGTCTACATTAGCCATCACGCGGTGCACTAATTCGTGATTGAGCGTATTGAGGCTTGGCTTGCCCTCTGCTATATAAACTACTCCTTCAACATCACGATAGAATCCATCGATATCTCTACCATTAAACGTGCCTAAATCGGCAAATAACACTGCACTATCACCCATAACCTCACGTGATCGGTTGATTAGGTCTTGCTTAGTATCGCTGGTCTTTTGCGCTTCAGTGTCTATCCTATACCGCATATCTGGGCTGTCTGTTGGATTGAGGTTATCTATATATTTAATTTGCTCTGGCCTGAAGACGACGACAGCATCGCCGCTTACCCCACTTGCCTTATCTCTGCCTGGGATTATTAATCCATCATAGCCATTATCTCTTGCCCAAGTCTGAAATTCTGGCTCACTAGTGTCAAACACAATATTGTAATTATCACCTACAATATCACCGCTAGCTAAACTATTATTTAAGAACTCCTCAGCATTCCTTAACGCCATTTCGTTAGTCCGCCCGTTATTTGAAAAATAATGAGTCAAATAATCCAAGGCAACCTCTCTAGGCTGATAGTTTAGATCAAAGGGCTTCTTAACGTTCAAAAAAGCTTCTACGACTTTGCGTCCACCACCTCTTTCGTGAGTCCTTCTGTCGGCATAACTATCTGCTATATCTTTATTGTCTGTAAAGTAAAATCCTCTTCCTAAATTACCCTGTTGTATCCTATCAGGAGCAAACTGGTTAAAGTCTGTGCTTGTTCCGTGGTACAAAGTCTTAAGATTGCCGTTTTCGTCTCGGATTTTAGAGTCCTTAAAGTATTCCTCTTGAGCTGGACTTAGCTTATACTTTACTCTATCAATTTCTGCCTTCTTCTCGCCAATTATTCTTACTAGAGACTCACGCACGCTCTCAGAAAAATCATTTGGATCTATATCTTGTGGCGATATCTCTTTACCAAGATATTCTAGACTATTTGTATCACTATTCCACGTAAAGTCACCCGCATAGTATAGAGATTCAAGTTTCTCTGGCACAGTATTGCCCTCAACGAACTCTTCGATATCCGCATCCTCCACAAGCCTTTCTAATTCACCAAGGACATCAGACTGTATTTGACGTTTAGTAATGGTAGAGTCTCGTAGGTCATTATCGCTATAAACTACTTCATACTGGTTGCCATAGTTATTATGGTGGTTGGCTACGCGAACTTGTTCACCAAATAATTCAATATATCGACTCGGTATACTCCCGGCAGCCCATGAATGAGATTCTTCTGAGGTAAGCCCTAATCCAGTTAGGGCGTCATCAATCATATCATTAACTTCCGCATCGGTTTTACCAGTGTTTTGCGGTAAAATTCTTCTAGCATCATAATCGTCACCACGGACAGGCTCAAATTCAAGACCTAGTTCATCCATCTTTGCGCTGACGATATCATTAAAGGTATCGTCTGCGTCAATATCCTCAAAGTCCCAACGCAATTCACGCAAAGGTTTTGAATAGCCAAGTGATTCATCGAGGATACCAGAGGTGTCTGAATCTTTGACAATAGACTCTATTTCCTTATTTAAGAGGTTATAATTTTTTGTGACTAACGCTCTCACTTCATCGTTTAGTTGATATCGTAATAATTCATCCAAACGATTATCTGACTGATCGCCCAGTTTATACCGCACATCCTGCGCCACCGTATCCTGTACGTTCTGGGTAGCCTGCTCGATGAGGTAGTTTTCTAGCTTACCAGTGGTTTGCTGGCGAGTAGCAATGGCGTTGGTATCGCCGTGCTGGATGTCGGATATGTTTTGGCTGACAGCCTGCTTGAGGGCAGGGCTGGCGTTTGGCATGGTAGCCTGTACTGTCTGATTGGCGTTGACCTGCTGGATTGGGTGTGCCTGGTTGGTTCGTGTATTGACCGCGTTGACCTCTGCTGCTTGGCGTAATGAGGTGTTTTCTGCTGGGCGGCGATAAAAGTCTGAATAGCCGGCATTCTGATTAGTGTTCTGGTTTTGAACCTGCGGTTGAGCTTGTTGTGTTCGCTGCTGCTCGCTCTGGCGTGCTTGGCGCTGTGCTAGGGCTTCCTGTTCAAGCTTGCCAGGAGTTTGTTGCTGTGTTTGTTGACTCTGAGCAATCTGTGCGCTCATTGCTGCTGACGGTTGATTTTCTGTCTGTCGCACACCGCCGAAGTTGCCGGCACCAGCTGGACCACCGAGTGCCGCACCCATCAAAGCACTTTTAACAACTCCTTCCGAATATTTGCGATCAGGGTCGTAAGTGTGCTTGGCGAATGCATTTTCTGTGAGTTGCTGCGCCGCCTCTTCGCCACCCTCCGCTAAGGCGCTTTTAATCATTCGTCTAGCAACAGTCTTTCCACCAGGCGACAACACTCTGTCTAGACCTACTTTTTCAATGGCAGCCTGGGCTGCGGCGTTAGCATAAGCAGCCGGTAATACGTCGCGGGTATTTTTACCGTGGGCATTAGCATCAGTCACAAAGTCTGCAGCATTTTCCGCGAACGCTCGCGCAACTGGAGCTACACCAGCCGTCGCTACACCTGTACCCATATCCTGGATTAACCGCTGGCCGCTCTGGCCTAGCTCATACGCCACATCAACATCTGTATCATTTTTCTTGAACACGCCAAACTGTTTATCGTACTGCGCGTTGCGCTGCTGACCCTGCTGAATAATTCGCTGGCGGGTTTTGTTGTATTTTTCGTCGCCAGTAATGCCGTACATAGCATCGGCAATAGCCAGGGACATTTTATCTCCTGTGTCGCCGACTGTACGCCCTGCGCCGTCTATGAAGCCTTTAGCAGCGCTGGCTACGGCTCGTCCCGGTGCAGTAACTGCGCCAACAATATTCGCCATATTCTGCGATCGACGTGCTTCGTCGGCAGAGGCTCGCGCTTGGTTTTCCAGCTGGATACGTGTTTGGCGGCTCTTGGCGATTTCTGGTTCGCTGACGCCGCGTGCGCGCATTTTATTGTCGATGATATCTTGGCGGTTGGATTGGGCTGTTCTGTATTGGTTCAGCTCGTCATTGGCGTGCTGAATAGCAGTATGGACAGGGTTTGGGTCGATACCCATGCGGCGCATATCGTTTTGCTGGTTAATAACATTCGGACTGGTTATTGTTTGTGGTCTTGGCTGCTGCGGCTGTACTGGGACCGGCTTAGGCGCTTGAGGCTGCGGTTGCTGTACCTGTTGTGGCTTTGGCTGCTGGATTGGCTGGCTATTGGCATTCTGGATTTGGATTTGCTTGTTCTGCTTATTAACCCAGTCTTGCTGGCCCTCGGGGGTAAGTATTTTTGGCGCATCATCAACAGTTAGCTGAGGTTTTGCCTGGTTATTCTGGCTATTTAAGTTTAATTGCTGGTTTACCTGGTTAGCTTGTTGGAGGGGATTGAGGTTGACTTTTGGCTGGGATGACTGGTTCAGTCCGCCGCTGTTGTTTGCCCACGGCATATTCATCCGCGGTTGGTTGTTTAACTGCGGTTGCTGTACTGGCTGCGGACGTTGCTGGGGCTGCTGTGCTTGCTGCTCCTTGCGGCGTTTCTCCTCGTCGCTTACCCAGCCTTTGCCGGTGAAAAAGTTACCTAACCTCTGGAAAAAGTCCATTCTCTAATCCCCTCCTCGCTTATTTACAGGTATTGGTTTTGACGTTTACGCTCTTCTTCTTGTTTGAGGCGCGTGTCATAGATATTGACTGTTGGGTCGGCTCCCGGTGCTGTCGGGTTGGATATGCCGACTGACGTATCGCCTCCTACTTTATAGGCATCAAGATCTTTTGCGTTGTATTGGACTTTATTGCCAGTATAGATACGCTGCTGGCGACCTAGGTTGTCGATTTCACTTGACAGAGCGTTTGCCCGATTTAAGTCGGCACGAGCAGCGTCGGCACCGTTTGCACCCTGTGCAGCAGCTTTCTGGCTACGTAGCTGCGCTAACTGAGTTAATAAGTTTTGGCGAGTAGTTCCAGCTTGCTGCTGAGCTGCCCGGTCTTCGTTGACTTTCCATTCCAAGGATTTCTTTTTCTCATCTTCATAGTCATTCTTAAATTGACCCCATGTGCTGTCAATTTGCCGTTGGTTCTGAGCGTATGTTTGACCGGCGCCGGCGCGCTGCTGATTGGCTTGGTTCTGTACCGCGCGTCCTGCTAATTGCATGTCTGAACCAACCGCACCCATACTACCGAGTGAACGAAGTAACCCGCGTAGTCCTACGGCTGAGCGGTCGTTAATGTTATTGATGTTAGTGCGGCGTTGCTGCTGGTTTTGGCGCGTCTGGTCGTTGTATTGACCCTCTGCGCGGTTCCATGAGCTGCGGAGTTCGTTTTGCTTGGTATCGTACTGGTCGCGAATATTACCCAGGCGTGCATTTAGCTGGTTATCTACTCTACCCAGTCCGTGCTCTAACTGTCCGATACCCTGGTCATATTCTGCTAACTGAGCAGCGCTGGCACGGTTACCGCCGGTGTTGCCGCCACCGCCGCCGTAGTAGCCGAGGCTGAGGTTATCGTTAGCTGTGGCTTTATTTTTATTTTGCAGTGCTGGATCGTCTATCTGATTTCTGCCATCAAGCGCCCAGCCAGACGGCCTACCGTTACCAGAGTTTAGCTGAACGACAGTTCCGCCATACCTTTCAGAGCCAGTCGGTTTACCATAGTTCGTGGTCGGTTTTCCTCTTTCACTTACCCAAACGTTACCGTCTTGTCCGTACCACCATTTATAATTGTTGTTCATAAAAAACACTCCTTTTTGTAACTTGGAGTGTTATTGACAAATCTGATGATTTCAGTTATACTGTCGGCGTGAAAAAGACTGAATTTATTCTTGCCATTTTTGCTAGCATCGCCGTAGCCGTTGGCGCAGTTGCTGCTTATTTATTTGTTGCTCAGCGTAATGCAGAGATAACAAAGGTAACCCCTGTCGTAGAATCGCCTTCATCTCAAAATCCTAACGAATTATCTAATAGCGAAAAGATAGAACCGCCGACAGAGCAGTCAATCTTGAAAGCTGTTAATATTGAACGCGCCAAAGTCGGCGCTGCACCGTTAAAGCTGCACCCAAACTTATCTAAGACCGCTCAAATGAAAGCCGACGACATGATCGCCAGGAATTATCGCGGGCACCACATGCCAGACACTAACCAGAATCTCACAGAAGAAATGAGACAGCTTCTGGCTGTTGCTTGTGTAAGCGCCAGCGAAAATTTAACCTGGGATGATAACGTAACAAGTACAGAGCGGTCTATGAATAGCTGGCTCAGCTCTCCACCTCACAAAGCCGCCATGCTCGACCCCAAGTACACCTACACCGGTATTGGTGTAGGTGATGGTAAGGTTGTAGTGCAACATTTTTGTGTAGCACGCTAGAATAACGCTATATACAAAAGAAATATAGACACTGCAACAATACCGATAAGGGACAGGACCATCCCATAGGTATATTGCATAAAATAGCGAATGATAAATTTTATCCATTCCCCATTACCAGTTGCATCCTCCGCTAAGTATCCATATTTTTTGAGCTTATAAAATGCTTTTTCTGGTGCTGAATAGCTACATCCAAGTATATATATTACTGTAGCAATAACTAAAGTAAATGGAATAGTAATAAACCCCGTTGGAATACTACTTATACATTTTTGACCAAGCAAAATGAAGGCTGGTATAGAAAAAACGCTAGCAGCCAACTGACGCAGAGCACTCCATGAGAATATCTTTATAGCAACGTCATCATCATCAACTCCATATGGTGACGCCAGCGTATATAGCCACATTATTTGTTTCCAGGTTAGGACTGAATACACAGAAATAAATGCAGCGATGCTATAGAAAACCCACACATGCCAATCACTCATACAGCCACTCACTTACTCCGCCATGATGTGAACATGCTCCTCTGCCAGTAGCGCTGGATTGCCATCCGTCGCGGCAGATTGCTCCGACACGGTAGTGTGATTGCTGTTGTACTGGTTGCGGTGCTGGCTTAGGCGTGCGGACAACGATATGAGTTGTTGGTTGAGCTAGTACCTCTACCTTATCCTCATATCCTGATTTACTTGGTTTGCAAATCTTTTTACTGCCAACAACACCTTGCTGCTTTACTGCTTCAGTATAGCCGTATTGACCTGTACTTCCTTCATACTGTGTTTCGAACGGTATTTCTTCCGTCCGACAGTCTGAATAGGTTACAGGCTGTACGACTGGTGCTGTATTGTGATGCTGCTGACTATTGCCCATTGCTCCGGCAATACCGGCTAACGCGGCAACGCCAACAGCGGCGCCAATGACGCCTTTAACGACTTGTGGTTTACTTCCCATTGTGAGGCTCCTTTTTGTTACTAAAGTACCTTTAGCATACACCAAAACCCCAAATCTCTCAATAACACTCCAAATTGTGAAACTACTATTAAATTGGATAAGAGTTCTCGTCTGTTGTCCGGTCACTCAGGGGGCCTATTCCTTTGCTCCGTACTGACTTGGGCGGTTTCGCATTTCTTTAGCGATCACCTCGGATTACTGCTTATACAACGCTGCGACGCACGCTTCCTTCTTTTTTGGATGACAACGCGCTCTCGTTTTTTGGAGTCACACTTCGTGCTTAATTGTAAGGCTATTATAGCATAAGCCAAACAAAAAAACCATTTTTCTCACATGGGAGAAAATGGTTTTCATCATCGTGGAGTTTTGGATTGTTATTTACCAGGCATACCCAGCTTGTATAGTATGAATTGTGTAACGATAGTGACAATTACGCCCCCTACAGCACCGAGCAGTACTTTTACTGCACCGTTCCACCATTTGCGGTCAACTTCTTGGACACATTTTTTAAGAACATTCTGCACCTCAGGGTCTCGCTGGATTATTTGCTGCACAACCTCAGATAGTGCCTTGTCCATTGGCTTGCTCTTTGTAGCAGCATCAGTAAACGATTGAGCAAATGCTTCATCAGTGCCTACTCTATCATATAAATAGCTAAGTGCTTGGTCATGTTTATTAGAGACAGCCACTAGTTCAGCTGCATCAAAATCATTACTCCGCTGCATTAGTTTTCTCAGCTTTCAACAATTCTGTTGGACGCACCATCACTTTCTCGCCCTTATTGTCATAATAGAGTTTTGAGTCCTCAGATAGGGTCATGACTGCTACCCCAAACCTTAGAGCACTCTCAACATCTTTGAATCCCCACTTCTCAACAATTTCATTAAGGGCTTTTAGGTCGCCGTTACTAATTTCTACAGTACGCGTACCTTTTTTCTTGTTCTCTGAGAGTTTAGTCATCGCCATAGTGTTTTCATTATAACAAATTAATGCGTGGCGTTATACCCCATCCGCCGCGAATATTCATCTATCTCATCGGTTATTTTTTCGGCGGTGTCTACATCTTCGGCATTGTGGGCTCGGATTAGCCTACGACGTAATTCGGTGAGATGTTTATCTTTTACTTGGCGTAATATCTTGTTGAATGTGTCGTGGGCTAGTCTGCGCTCATGACGGGACTTGAGAGGGTTATTAAACACCTCATGCAATCGTTTCAATTCACCCTCTCGTGTTCCGTCCATCTGCTTATTCCTCTGGTGCGTCCTCGTGGATGTCACCGTCAGTGATTTCAAAATGCGGGTTAATAACCTTTGCTACAGACGCGACATGCTCCTCAGATGCGCTGCCATAGAATTTCTTGGCTATTTCCAAGTGGCTCATACCGCTGTCGTACGATTTAATGAGCTGCTGTTTCGTAACTCTCTGTGCTACGACGACGTCGCCCTCGCTGGCTTCCTTAGCATCAGCGATGATTTTCTCGGCTTCTGCTTTAGCCTGCGCAATGATGTCAGCAGCGCTGGCTTCAGCCTCTTTCTTTGCCGCAGCGATTTGAGCTTCCATGTCGTTTGGAGCTTCCGCTTTAGCCGGCTCTGGTTTCGGTGGAGTTTTCTCTGCCATGTTATTTCCTTTCTTTGGTGGGGCGGTGTGAGCCGCCCCGGTTACCAGCTACTAGTCCTTAGCACCTGTCTTAATGTTGATGATCCATTTTGGATCAAGTACTGCCGACGCAAATGCTTCAGCTTTCCAACCAGCGGTCGAGAACATGTTCAAGGCGTTGCTGGTATCGTGCTTGTCTGGGTTTTTAATGATGAGCTTCGTCTCATTAATACCCTCCAAGGCGATTGTACCGAACGCTTGCTGACCGTGGATGAAGTTTGAGTACACAGTTACTGAACCAGCCTGCTCGGTTTTCTGGTTACTTGAGCATTCCAGGAAGCGGACGCCGGCGATTGTACCGATTTCGCCCTTGTACAGCTCTTTGCGAGCAGTATACTTCTGCGCCTCGATCCATGCACCGTCATTCATCAAGTTGTAGGCAGTATCTGGACCAATTTTGCCGATGTAGTAGCCATCGCCATAGGTCTTAGCGTTGCGCTTTTTCAGATCGCGCTTTGCCTTTTTAACCTCTTTTAGCGTCAAGACGTCATCGTTGGTCAGATTAGACAGCGCCGCCTTGCCGTTAGCAAACATAGTGGTTGCACCAGCGTGCAAGGAGTTGCGAATAAGCGCGTCGATAGTCTCTGCGGCTTGTTGCGCCAATACCTCGATGGTTTCTTGCTGTCCCTTGTCGATTGAGGTCTCTTTGAACAGCGAGCTGATTTTCTCCCAGTCACCATACGTCTTCAACTCGGCAGTGACCTGTCCGCTTGACTTACCAGACTCTGGCGGGTTTTCACCTTCAGTAAGCGCTGTAGTAGCTACTTGCTTTGGATCTCGCTTGGTAAACGTGTACGTTTTACCGTGGTTTTGTTTCAGGTGCGATTTCTTCGCACCCTCGCCGTGAATCAGCAATGCTTCACTGCGCTCCAAGAACTCAGAGTCCAAAAACTTGGATAACTCTTTGTCCATGTTGATGGTTGTGACTAATGCCATAAGTTACCTTAACTTTCTAGCTTTCCTTCGCGTATGAGCTTGGCGCGGCGTTCTTTTTGGCTCATTTTATCGAATGTCTTCGACACTTTGCCTGAGCCCAGAACATCTGCGCCGCCGCTAATAACTTTTTTCTTATTAGTGCGCCCTCTGCTTTTATGAAAAGCTTGATACAGTTGATATATACTCTCGCGCGAACCAACAATATTGCCAGCATTGTCGTAAATGAGCATTCCTTGTAGGAACTCATTCACATCGGCATCAAGTTCTGGATCATATTCATCAGATTCTGGGTCGAACTCTGGAAAATCCTTGAGCGCCCGCTCAGCATCTGACGACATGCCGCTAATTGATGCACTGACTTGGGCTTCGTAAGCCGCTTGCTCTTGAGCTTGCTGTATGTCTACCAACTGCTGCTGTAGTTGTAGGTTTTGCAACACCGCCTTAGCTTCAAATTCAGTGAAGAAGTCTCCCGTTTCCGGGTTCTCCGTCTGCATAATCTGCTCTAGTGTCGGCAAAGGCTGGTCTTGCATTTCAGGCGGTGTTTCCTGATACTGCTGCGCCTGCTCTTGCTCCAATTGCTGGCGGTAAGCTCTTGCTTCATTCCGCCTGGCAACCAACTCGCGGATAGCTCGATTTTCTTCGTCTAAATCGCGTTCTAGTTGCTCTTGGCGGGCTTCCTTGCCCCGCTTCGGCTTCGGGTCGTCGTCTGACTCGTCCTCGGATTCGTCCTCTTTGTCTTCCTCCTTGGATTTATCGACTTTGACACGTACCACCTCGCCGCTATCTGAAATAACTGCTTTGGTGTCTGGCTCGCTCGAAGCCTCAGAGTTTTTCGTTTCAGCTGCCGTCGACTCAGCTTGGGTAGACTCCTGCTCTACCTCGGTATTTACGACTTCTTGGCTTTCCGCTTCTGCTTGCGGCATAGCACCCTCCTTCTCATTAAATTGTTTAAGCGTCGATCACAGGTGACGAACCTGGGCTGCGTGAGATGCGCTCCTTTGGTTAGCTACTAGCGAGGATTTAGCCAACCAAAGCAACGTACCTCCCTAAACAGATTTGATAATGTTTTCCAATTCGCTCCTTTCTTGTCGTAAAATCCGTACAACTTCCTTGTGCGCCAGCATGTAAATTGATAGTTGCTCTTTGTCGATAACGGCTTCATTCGGGATAGCATCAAGCGATTTGTAATAATCGATCCGCTCGTTCCATCGGTCTACAATTTGCTGCAACTTATTCAACTCCTTAGCTACAGCAGCATTTTCCTCTTTCTTGGCTTTTTCGCGCTGTTCGTCCATATCAGCATTCGGCACAAAGTACTCAGTACTGCGTGGGTATAGATTGTCTTCCATTATTCATCCTCCTCTTTCTGGATAACGCCCATGATTGAGGCGATTATCTCTTCCTCGGTAAAGCCTTTTTCAACCATGCTCGGTACTTCAGCGATTAGGTTCTCTGGCGTACCAATTTGGCGCAATTCATCAATTAGGCTCTGTTCAGCGGCTTCCTGTGGCTCAGTTGACATTTCTACTGGCGAGGTCTCGCTTGTTACTGTCTCAGTAGGCTGTTCTATCTCAGCTCCTGGCGTCTCGCCCTCAGCCTGATTCATCGCCTGCGCCGCCTGTGCTTGCATCTGCTGCATTTCTTCCATCTCTTCCTCAGTAACCTTCAGTTCATCCAGTCCGTCGATACCAGAGTTGGCGACAATTGCGTTCCACGCTGCCAGCTTCTTCTTGATTGGCACGACTTGGTTAAGCGATTGGCTAGAATCCAGTGTCTGAATCAAGGTTTTCAGCGCATCAAGCTGTGCCGCTTCGCTGTTGACTTTGGTGGTTGAGGCGTCAATCTTAAACTTCAGTACACCCTGCGCTTTAGAAAAATCGATAGTCGCCATGTTTTTATCGTCAAGCACTACGCCGTCCAGCTCATGACCGTCGCGCTCCAGTGTTC